GTCGGACTTGGTAGCGGGTGACGATCATCGATCCTCCTAGCGGGCGCGTTGGGCCAGCACCTCGCGCCCGTCGAGCAGGACGACGTCGGCGCAGGTGACGGGGGTGTAGGTGGGCTCCAGGCCGCCATCCCGGCGCATGAAGGTGGCGGCCTTGTAGGGGTTGTAGCTGACGCGGTCGCTCAGCATGTCGGTGCGCAGCCCGCCGGGGATGGTGCCGACGACGAAGGCGTGCACGTTCTTTTTCTGCTCGCGCAGCACCCGCGCACGGCCGGCCTGCGAGACGACGAAGCTGGCGTCGACCAATTTGATCCACGGGGTGTGGGCGATGACGCGGCGCGTCTTGGCGTCCTGCACCGACCAGCACTTGCGGTGCAGGTTGAAATAGACCCGGACCTTGCGGCCGGGGTGGAGGGCATCGATCATGGGTTCTCCCTCTGTTCATGGGGTCAGGAATGATCCCACTGAGACGGCCCCGGTGAGGGGCCGCCTCGATTGGATCACGCAGCGACGAGGTCGAGCACCTTGCCGCCCTCCCGCTCCATGGCGATGCGCTCGTCCTGGAAGGGGATCGACTTGGCGTGGGCGGTGATCGCCGTGTTGACGTCCCACAGCGTCTCGACCGGGCGGCCTTCCTCGGCCATGTGGACGTTGTTGAGAGTGCCCGCGAAGCCGGCCGAGAACCGCTTCGCCATCCACTCCTTGGCGTCGTCCAGCTTGGCCTCCTGGGCGGCCTTGACCATGTCGATGACCTTGGTGTCGGACGAGGCCGACATCTTCCTGATCACCGGCATAGCCTCTTCCAGCCAGCGGTTGGGGGCGCCGGCCGAGTGGCGGATCGAGATCTCCTGGAAGCCCTCGACGCCCCAGATGTTGCGGTTCATGCAGACGTAGTCGAAGAAGAAGGCGGCGATCACGAGTTTCGACGCGCCGGTCTCCGAATTGCCCACATAGAAGCCGCGAGCCAGAGACCCCGCCTTGCCATCGCGGCGGTTCGGGATCTCGATGCGGTTGACCTCGTCGGCCAGGAACACGAACATGTCCCGGTCGGAGGCGTAGAGGGTGGTGTTGGCCTTGGTGACGTCGACCGCCACGCCAAACTCACCCGGCACCCGCCAGTCGCCGGAGATGCCGTCGCCGAAGCGCTGCACCAGCGTGTCGACGATGTCGGCATTCCACACCCGGCCGTAGTTGGGGCCGGTGGCGGCGCGCATCTGGTAGAGACCCTCTGCGGGGTCCTTGGCCATCAGCACCCCGACCTCCTCGACGTCGCGCAGGAAGCGCAGGCCGTAGTTGAGGTTGTCGGCGGCGATGGGGGCGGGGAGCTTGCGCAGATAGCCGGCCGGCGCACCCGCGAGGGAGGACAGCTGACCGAAGCTCCAGTGCGTGAAGTCATACGCCGCCCCGTTGGCACCGCGCAGCCGCATGCCCTTCATCTGCGGATCGTCAGAGACGGGCTCGCAGATCAGCTTGCGGTTGGCGACGACGTAGTTCGTCGAGATGTCGCGCTGGCGGTGCATGAAGCGCTGCATGTCGAAGAGCGACGTGAACCGCTCGTCATCGGGGCGCGAGGCCCACTGATGCGACGCGGTCGAGAGGACGGCCATCGACTTGCCAGCAAGATTGGTCATCGGTGTTCTCCTTGGTGGGGTCCGGGATTGGACACCGCACAGGGCCCCGTGAGGCCCTGGCCGGCGTTCATCTCAGAGGTCGTCGTAGAAGGCCTGCCGCTCCTCTTCGGAGATCACTCCCGCATCGGCCATGTTGGCGAGGAGGTTGTCGAGGATGACGGAGCCAGCCAAGGCGGCCATGGCGGGCCTCGTCCACGCCTCGTCGGCAGGCTTGTTGGGGTCGTCGGAGCGATTGGCTACCCGGTAGAGGGCAGCGATGTGCAGGAGGTAGGCGCGCTTGGTCATACGGTCTCCTCAGTGGACGGTGGTGACGCGGGGGTCGCGGCAGTAGCCCTGCTGGATCAGGGCCATGGCCTCGCGGCCGATGCGGCCCTGCAGGCTCCAGGCGAGGCCGGTGTCGATCAGGTGCTGGTAGGCGGCGAAGTAGGCCTCCTCGCTGGGCTCGAAGCCAGACAGCTCCCACTCGCCATCGGCGATCATGGCGGCCGAGAAGGAATTCATTTCCATGGGTGGTTCTCCTTGGTTGCCTTCCATGGCGCCCTGGGCCGATGTTTCCCAGGGCGCGGTGCAAGGCACCTGAGCCCGTTGTTGAGGACACGGTGCACTGGTCCCTCTCGCTGCCGGGGCTTGAGAGGGGGCCAGGAGCATTGGCGCTCGCGCTGCCAGTCGGGCAGTAGGCGTCCCTCCCTCGCTCGGTGCGAGGCGAAAGAAATCGGATTTTGATGCCAAAGAGCGGAGGAGAAGGCCGCTCACCGTGAGGCTGGGACGAGGGTCCCGCGATGCCGATGCACGATGCTCGGTCTTACCTAATTCCAAATTCCAACTGAGCCATCAGTATAAATGCTTTCTTCGGCAAAAGCAATAGCCTTGTTAAGTCATTGATTTTTCTTGTGGAAAAAAAGTACGTCAAATTGTCTGGACGGGCTCGGAAGGCTGCACCACCTTCTTTTGGGTCAGCCCCCAGCTGGCGTTCCACTCCTTGGATCGGGCCCTCGATCGCCGCCATTCGGTCGGGGGCCTTTCCATGTGCGGGAACGTGTCCTATGCTTGCGTCGAGACAAGCAAATTGGAGGCCTCGATGCCGGTTCCCCCGAAGCGCCAGCCCTTGAACGAAAGGGAGCGCCAGTTCTGCTTCTACTTCGTCCGGGCCGCGAGCGCCCGCGATGCGGTGTTCATGGCCGGCTACAACATCAAGAACCCGCGCAACGCCGACCGGCAGGCGCAGCGGCTGATGAAGCGGCAGGCGGTGCTCGACGAGATCAACCGGCTGCGCTCCGAGCGCTCGCAGCGCCTCGACATCTCTCTCGACGACATCCTGGTCAGGATCTCGGCGCTCGCCTCGGCCGCCCAGGCCAAGGGCGACCTGCGCACCGCGCTGCAGGCCCTGGTGGAATTGAAGGACCACCTGACCGAGGTGTCGCTCCGCACCACCAACAAGGAAGAGGAAGTGGCCGCCCCCGCCCAGGACGAGAAGCGGGTCGCCGAGGAGGCGGCCGACAATGTGTTGTCGCTGCGCCGCTCGCACGAGAGCGCCAAGGCCAAGCGTGACCTGCAATGATCCCCAAGCACGACAAGGACGGGAGACCCCTGGTATGGAACGAGACGACGAAGAGCTGGGTGCTGGAGCACCCGGCAAAGAAGACAAGCCCGCCGAAGACGTCCAGGCTGGCGACGGCGCTGGACGCGATCGCAAGGCTGCAGCCCTCGCCGAAGAAGCCGAAAAACGGTTCGCGGAAAGGCGGGCGCGCGAGATCGAGCTAGACGCCGAGAAGGCCAAGGTGGCGGTCTCCGCCGGCCGTCTCAAGGAGACCACCGCCATCCCGCCGGTCGACAACATGGTGGTGCAGAGGAACCAGATCGCCCGCAAGATGGAGGCGGAGGTCGCCAAGATCCGCGCCGGCACGGCGGCAGCGACCTACGTGCTGTCGGTCGACAAGGCGACCGGCCACGTCACCACCACCATGCACATCGAGGGCGAGATGCGCACCCTCTACATGACCATCGCCGCCCTGGAGGAGACCAAGCACCAGATCATGCAGCACCTGCAGAACATGAAGATGCAGGAGCAGATGGCGCTGCAGCAGCAGGTGGCGGGGCTCGCCCGGCAATGAGCNNATCCCGGCCAAGACATCCGAAGAAGCCCGCATTGCCGCTCGGCGTGAGCGGCAACGGCGCTACATGGCCCGCTACCGGGCAACCAAGGAGAACGACAATGGCAATCAGGGTACTGCGCGATGAGCACAACATCTACCTTCTGAGGGCGAACAGCGAGACCGGCGGCTTCGACGTGGCCGGCGTGTTCTCCCTGTTCGAGGCATCGAGCCTGTCGGCGCAGCTCGCCGACATAAGCCTCAAAAAGAAGGCCGAGGCCTTCGAGCGGACGGACGAGGTGATCAAGAGCCCGATAAAGATCGCGCCTGACCGCCGCCATAGCCCGCTGACCCGGCCACCGCGCGAGGAGCGACTGAGGTTGTCCGCCCTGGCGGTCGAACTCAACAAGCGCAGCATCACCCTCAAGCAGGCCTGCCAGATGCTCGGCGCCTATTCGCACGCCACCATGAGCCGCACGCTGCGCGGCCTGCCGTCACGCCTCGCGACGCGCCAGGACATCCTGACGCGCCTGCCCCTGGCGCTGGCCGACTGGGACAAGGCGCACGCCGATGGCAACTGAACCCTTCAAGCTCGGCGACATCGTGTGCCTCAAGGGCTATGACCGGCCGATGGTGGTGGAGGACGCGGAGCCCCTCATCGACGTCTACAAGGTGGCGTGGCTCGACGAGGACGGCCGGCTGCAGCAGGCCCGGCTGCGGGGCTGCGCGCTGGAGCTGCTGCTAGCTCCGCAGACCGTCAGCGACTATCTCGCCGACGTCCAGCGGCAGCAGAAGCCCGGCTACAACCCGCCGCAGTTCGACGATCCAAACACCTACGGCACCGCCCTCGGCCGCGCCGACAAGGGCTCCTGGTGAGATACGCCCTGGCCATCATCATCCTGATGGGTCCCACTCGGGGTCTGTGGTGGTGGCCAGTCGCCATTCTCGGCTGCTGGCTCGGCTGGCACGTCATGGATTGGCTGATCGAAACCGCGCACGAGACGGCTGGCCGGTTGCGACGGGATGGGTATCATCCGCTGTGGAACAAAAGCGCGACACATCGAGGTGCAGGGCGCTGACGTGACGACGACGTCCTGACCTCGGATCGTGTAACGCTTTTGTAAGGCTCACATGCGAAAAGGCCGTGTAATGCCTACAAAAGGATTACAGGACGAGGACAGCGGCACGGGGGTGGTGCTGCAGCTGGTGCCGAAGCCCCCGCCCAAGCCCAACAAGCTGATCATCGACATCATCTCGAAGTACCTTGCCAAGGCGATGGCGGGCGAGCTGATCGACATCACCATCGTCGGGCTCACCGAGAAGAGTGTCAGCTACCACACCGCCGCCATCGACCCGGTCAGGATGCTCGGCGCCGTGCACCAGACGGCATGGTGGCAATCGCATCACCTGCACCTCGACCGGGAATGAGCGCGCACCCAATCGCTATCGGTGACCGGGGCTTGCGCTACCTGCGCATGAAGCCCGACGGCACCATGTACCCCTCCGACAGGGAGCTGTACGACTTTGTCTCGACAACGCTTCATGGCCTCAGCCTTGACGCTGCGGTGGACTGGTACACCGCTACGCACCCCCGTCTTACTGACGATCAGCGGGCATATCTCGGCTGCAATGATCGCTTCTACCTCGCAACGGTCATCCTGCACCGCCACGACATGCTTGACCCCTGGCTCTACGCCCGCTGCCGCGAGGTGGAAGCGAGTCCCGATGGCCACATAGACCTGTGGGCCCGTTACCATTTCAAGTCGTCGATCATCACGCAGACGGGGTGCCTGCAAGAGATCCTGATCAACCCCGACATCCGCATCGCCATCTTCTCGAACACGCAGCCGAGCGCTCGTAAGTTCTTGAAGCAGATCCGCGATGTGATGGAGACCAACGGCCTGTTGAAGCGCATCTATGCCGATGTGCTGTGGGCCAATCCGAGGGTCGGCCACCACACCTGGAGCCTCTCCGAAGGCCTCACCGTCAAGCGCACCACCACCGCCAAGGAGCCGACCATCTCGGCCTATTCGGTGTTGCGCGCCATGCCGACCGGCTCGCACTTCGACCTCCTGGTCTATGACGACCTGATCACCAAGGCGAATGTGACCAATGAGGACATGGTGAGGGAGACCACCGAGGGCTTCGAGCTGTCGACCAACCTCGGCATCGGCGAGGCGACGCGCTACTGGATCATCGGCACGCGCTATTCCTTCGCCGACACCTACGGCATCATCCTGGAAAGAGGGCTCTTCGAGCCGAGGGTCTACCCGGCCACGCACAACGGCAAGATGACCGGCAAGCCGGTGCTGATGTCGGAGGA